CTGCCTCCTTCTGGGTTTGTTGTCTTGTCTGTTTCATCTTTATCTGCAGATAAAACAATTGAATAGTCCGGTGTACAAAATTTTGTCCCCGGAAGATTACTGTTGTAATAGCTCTTCTGGCACACCCCGCCACCATTTGCCACGATACCGGATGCTCCGGAAGTATTTCCCTCAATCGTCCAGAACCTGTCTCCGGCTACTTTTGTTACAAAGCCGGTATGGGTAAAGGTACCGCCATGTTTAAAGATAACAATATCTCCAACTTTTGGATTGGCATTTTTTACAAATAAGACGCCTAAGGTTGGGCAGTATACATACGGCCAGTGTTTTAAGAGTTTCTTTGCATTATCCAGACCAAAAGCTTTCATGAAACACCAGGAGATAAACGCTGCGCACCAGGGCTGCCCCTGATAGGATGGTTTTATATCTCTCCAATATTTTGTATAGTTTGCTGATCCGGCATTTCCAGTCTTGCTGTCAAGCTTACTGTTATTTTTCTTTTCCAGGTACCCGATCTCTTCTTCTGCAATTCCCAGAACTACGTTGATAGCTTCACTCTTTGTCATGACTGTGTTTTCCTTTTTTATATCTTTTGCTTCGTTATAATCTTTGTAAAATATATTTCTATCTACAGTTCCGCTGATGCCAGGTATCTTTGCTTTACTGGAATACTGCCAGCCCACACCAAAGTCCGGCCGGAGTCGTTCCTGTAAAGTACCGTTATCTGATGCCGGATAACGTGCAATCCAGAAATCGTATTTTTTCAGATGGCTACAAATTACATTCAGGTACCAATCCACATTGCAATAAATACCAAATTTATATCCCGCTGCCGTGATAATCTTTTCGAATGCTTCTGCCAATTTATGGATCTGTTCAGCTCCGAGGCTTCTCTGATTATTCCATTCCAGATCCAGCCAGACCGGATACTGCAGTTTTCGCCCGTTCAGAACTTCCACTACTTTTCTGGCTTCGCTCTGTATCTCCGCAACTGTCATGGCATAAGAATACTTATATGCCCCAACCGGGATATTGTATTTCCGGCATTCAGAGAAGTTCTGCTCAAAGTAGCTATCTATCACGTTTCCCGCTTCTGTAATCCGCAGGATTGCGAACCCCATGCTGTAATCAGCAACTGTTTTCCAGTCAATTTTCCCTTGCCAGGCAGATACATCAATTCCTCTTATTTCCATGTCCGTCTCCTTTCATAGAGAGAAAAGGGATGGTTTCTCATCCCTTATTCGTCTTTATTTGCCTGTTTTACAATCTGGTTCACGTATGTAGAAAGACCAGCAATCAGTATTCCCTGTGTAATCGCTGTAAAAATTGCCATTGCAATATCCTGTCCGGTACCGCAGGTGCAGGTGGCAAACACATAGATCGCGCAGATTGCAATGCTGATTCCGCCAAGGATAAGCGGGATGTACTTATCCTTTACTGCCTGTGCCTGTTTGAGTGCCATTCCTACGAAATATAAGGCAATAGCTACTACGATGAGTTCCGGTTTTACATAGTTTGTGATCTGTTCCATAATCATTCTCCTTTTCTTTCCAGGTCTTCTATTCTATGATTCGCAACCTTAATATGTTCCTCCTTTCTCCGCCTTAACCGGCGGCTTTTCTTTCGTAATTCATATTCAGAAGAATTATATCCTGTCTCTGGATGAGCAGGCATTTGATTTCTTCTTCTGACATATCACTGGCTTTATGCTGAATTCCATTAATACGGATATTTCTTGTTACCAGTTTTAATTCTGACATCTTCCTCACCTCTTCTTTATGGTATGGGAAATGATATGTATGAGTTACTGTTTATACAAATTTAAGCAGTTTGTCGAACGACTTTCGTTGACTCTCCTCTCATATGCTCTTATCCTGTAAGTACAGAGTAGTGACCTACCCGAGTACATACGATCGGAATGTCCTCAATAGTAAGTTTCAACAACTGTATTGCTTTACAAATATCTATCTGCTTCCATGAACACATTCCATTCATCTTTGGTGACAATATGCGCTCCGACCATCCCATTGCACTTGCGAAGTTCGACTGAGTGTTAAAAATCTCCACGATTCTTCCTCGTAGCTTGTTATAATCGAATGCCAACTTGATACCTCCTTTCCGGTTCAAGCTTTTGAATTATCTGTGTAATATCACGTCGTCCATTTTCTGTCAACATAAAATTCAATTTTTTTAACTTTTAGGTTTTTATTATTGAACTTTTGCATAATATGTGTTATATTTCAATTACGAAAAGGAGAACATTATGAAGAAAGAAAACACTGCAATTCGTTTAAAAACAATAATGAATATGCGCGGACTTCGGCAGGTTGATATTCTTAATCTGACTGTTCCATATTGTCAAAAGTATAGTGTAAAAATGAATAAGTCAGATATAAGTCAATACTGTTCTGGAAAAACAGAGCCTAACCAAGAAAAGCTTTTTATTCTAGGAAATGCATTGAACGTAAGTGAAGCATGGCTTATGGGTTTTGATGTTCCTATGGAAAGAGTTCCTAATAAAACAGAATCTGTTCAGAGTTCTTCCGTCTCTGCTCAGTGTAAGGAGATCATAGAAGTATGCAATCAGTTGTCTCCTCACAACCAGAGAAAGGTTCTCGCCTACTCTAAGAACCTTCTCTCCACCCAGCAGATGGAAGAAGATCTTCTTGCAGCTCATACCCGGACGGATGTAGAACAGACTCCTGAGGGTGTTCAGCATGATCTGGATATTATGAATGATGATAGTAAATGGTAATAGAAGGGAGATGTTATTATGCTTTATCCATTTATGACGCTAAACGATAATACAGAGATTGTTCATTCTGAATCGCTTCAGAAGGACGGTAAAGAGCAGGTTGAAGTTCGCATCAAAAAGCCTGTTTACGGCGGATTCCATTCCGCTTCATGTTGGTTGCCTGATTATAAATGGGAAAATATTGATGGATTCTCTGATGAAGAAATTAAATATTTTCAGGATTATCTGGCATCTGTTGCTCACATTATTATGCAGTTAGCCCGCGAAGGAGGATTTGAAGGAGGTATGGATAATGCCTCGAGTTTTTAAGATTGGTTCTTATATCATGCAGACTATAGAGGCTCGAAGCAAAGATGTTCTTGACCTCTAGTATGCAACATTTCATCAGATCAGCTACTATTGCTAATCTGCATTATTTACTTGAAGGGGTGATCCCAATTGAACTACGAACAGTTACTGACTGCTGCCGATCAGGAAGGGTTACTTGTTAAAGAGCAGCCACTTACCGGGCATGATGGTCTGATCCGCGACAGTCGCATAGCAATCCGAAAGGATATAGAAACACAAGCAGAAAAATCTTGTGTGCTTGCCGAAGAAATCGGGCATTATCGCACCAGCTCCGGAAACATTTTAGACCAGAATAAGGTAGAAAGCCGAAAGCAGGAATATCGGGCTCGGCTTTATGGGTATAATCTAAAGATTGGGCTTGCCGGCCTGATCAGGGCTTACGAAGCAGGATGTGGGAATCTTTATGAGATGGCTGAATATCTGGATACTACGGAGGAATATTTAAAAGAGGCTATGCAGTGTTACCATGCTAAATACGGTGTATACGCTGTTATTGATAATTATGTCATTTATTTCGAACCATTTGCGGTGATACATATGATTTCATCAGCAGATTAAAGAACGGAGCTGTTATTACCAGATTCGCTATTGGAAAAATATAAGGATTTTACTATTGAACAGATATCTCGAATAACGGGATATCATCAAAAATTAATTGAATTGAGGTTAGGAAAATAGTCTGCATTAAAATTGTCTATACCACAGAGGGAGGATTTCCATTATGGAATTCAAAGATGAATTAAAAAAATACACCGAGCGTCTTGAAAATATCAAGGATACTCTTCAAACCGAAGAGGCTACAAAAATGTCTCTGATTGTTCCTTTTTTTCAGCTTCTTGGATATGATGTGTTTAATCCTTTAGAATTTTGTCCAGAATACACAGCTGATATTGGAATTAAAAAAGGAGAAAAGGTTGATTATGCCATCCTGATGGGTAAAGATCCTGTTATTCTTATTGAAGCTAAATCTGTAAATAAGAAATTAGACCGGCATAGTTCTCAGTTATTTCGCTATTTCGTGTCAACGCCTGCTAAATTTGCTATTCTTACCAATGGTATAGAATATAAGTTCTATACAGATTTAGATGACACCAACAAAATGGATAAAGAGCCTTTCCTAGATATCAATCTTCTTAATATCAAAGATGCAGAAATTTCTCAGTTGAATAAATTTAAAAAACAAAATCTTAATATCTCTGAAATTATGGACTCTGCTTCATTATTGAAATACAATAGTTTATTTAAAAATTTTATCGAAAATCAGTTTAAAAATCCGACTGATGATTTTATCAAGCTTTTTCTTCAGCCAGTATATAAAGGTGCAAAAACGCAGTCTGTGATAGAAAAGTTTCGACCTATTGTAGAAAAAGCACTAACCGATTACATAAATGAATTGTTGACTGATAAAATCCAGGCAGCTCTTAACACTACTGTTACCAGTTCAAATGTATCAGCTCCCAATATACAAACAAACGAACATTGGGATATTCTTTCTGAAATCAAAGATGTCCTGAAGAATACCATTGACGTGAATAAAATCAGCCTTAAGCATACAGGATCCTATACTGCTGTTTTGTATGAGAAAAATGTAAGAAAATGGATTTGCCGTATTTCGTTATCCGGAACGCAAAAATTATTGATTCTTCCGGATATAAATAAAAATGAAATTCGTATGCCAATTTCAGATATATCTGATTTAAAAAATTTCTCAGAGCAAATAATAGAAGTTGTTCAGAGATATTTACATCCAGTTTTGCTCAAAGAGGTTTTGTACACACGTTGGGGAAACTATGAAATGCCTGAACCATATAAAATTTTACTTGAAAAAGGTCCTCGTAAAAACTTAAAGAAATTATAGTAAGTAACTGTCTCAATGGATTGGAGAAAGGAGTTTTCATTATGCCATTACCCAAAGAACGGATTTATACAATAGATGACATCTACGCTCTTCCGGATGGTGAACGTGCAGAGCTGATTGATGGACAGATCTATATGATGGCACCACCTAATACCAGGCATCAGGTAATCGTCGGTGAACTGTATGCTACTATCCGCAATTACATTAAAAGTAAAAGCGGATCCTGTAAACCATATGTTTCTCCATTTGCAGTGTTCCTGAATGAAGATAACAAGAACTATGTCGAACCAGACTTAACAGTTGTCTGCTCACCGGACAAAGTAGATGAAAAAGGTTGTCATGGTGCACCTGACTGGGTAATTGAGGTTGTTTCTCCTGCTACCCAGAGTAAAGATTACGGAATAAAATTATTTAAATACCGGATGGCCGGAGTCAGAGAATATTGGATTATAAATCCCCTGAAAGGTATCGTAAATGTCTACGATTTTGAAAATGAATCGGGTACCGGATTGTATTCTTTCGACGATGAAATTCCAGTATGTATATATCCCGATTTATCAATTGTGATCTCTGAATTATTATAATAAAAACCGCCCCTGTTGGTAGCAGGGACGGCTCAAGAATCTCCGAAGAGATTCCGTACTTTGGCAAAGATATTGTATCATCTTCGGAGCAGTTGCACAATCAGAACATTTGTGTGGCTGTTATTTTTGTACGTGACATGCTCCCACCACTTAAATCCCAGATTTTGAAGTGGGGGCTTCTTGCTCAATGACTCTACTGAGCCAAGTATCTACAAGCTATCCTCGC